TGATAATGTATTAGCATTTGGAGGAAATAATGCTGTTTGGAATGAACAAACTGTAGATTTGAGTTCTTACGCCGGAGGTACTCTTAGAGTTGTTTGGCAGTATACTACTGCCACAAGTTTTTATGGAGATATTCAATTAGATGATGTTTATATTGGTGGAACAACATATGATTTTGAATCAAATGCAACAGGTTGGGAAACAAGTATAGCGTATGAAACAGATTATGATTCGGTATCGTGGTCATCTGTGGCAACTGCAACAACAGCAGGCCGATGGAATAGAGATTTAGGAGGCACACCATCAGGAACAACTGGTCTTGCTGAAGACCATACGTTAGGCACAACAAGTGGTTATTATTTGTATGCTGAAACATCATCATCAGCATATCCATATAAAAATATTTGGTTAAGAAGCCCAGAAATAACATTAAATGCTAACCCTGGTTATTTAAGTTTTTGGGAAGCTAGGTATGGTTCTACAATGGGAAATGTCACAGTTTACCTTATTGGCACCAACCCGCCAGCTGAATCGGCCAAAGCAAATATAGCTTGGAACCATGCTAATGCGGCCTTTGACGCCGCTAATACTGCTGGTGGTGCAACACTAGGAGATGTTTTGGCTCTGTCAATAGCACTAGGATAAATAAACTATTATGGCAAAACCTACTACACGAATTCAATTTAAAGACTACTGCCTCAGACGTTTAGGCCATCCTGTTATTCAAATTAATGTGGATGATGACCAAATTGAGGACCGTATTGACGATGCTTTGCAGTTTTTTAATGATTACCATTTTGATGGTTGCGAAAAACTGTATATGAAGCATAAAATTACACAAGCCGACAAAGACAGAAAATGGATTTATTGTCCAGATGCGGTTATTTTTGTTACTGGTGTTTTACCTTTTGATGATTCAAATGCATCAATCAATATGTTTGATTTGAGATATCAACTTAGATTGCACGACCTATATGACTTTACATCGGTGTCTTATGTTTCGTATGAGATTACTATGCAACACATTCGTACTTTGAATTTGTTGTTTTCTGGTACGCCTCAATTTAGATTCAATCGACACCAAAATAAGGTGTTCTTAGATGTTGATTGGACGAGAGATTTGGATGTTGGTGATTATGTTATTATTGAGTGTTATCGTAAACTCCAACCAGCTACAATTACATTGACTGGTACAGTAAGTGTTAATACCACATCAAATACAGTAACAGGTTCTAGCACAATCTTTGACCAAGAATTGATTGAAAATGACTTTATTACAATCAATGGTGAAGATTTGCAAGTTAAGACAATTAGTTCGCCATCATCTTTAGAATTAGTTGGTACAGTATCTTCAAATGTTGCAGACACATCAGTAACTAAAGGCGGTTTATCTGATGTTTGGGATGATAGATTTTTAAAACAATACACAACAGCTCTCATCAAAAAACAATGGGGTGAGAACATGAAAAAGTTTGGTGGTATTCAAATGCCTGGCGGCGTCACACTAAATGGCAAAGAAATTTGGGATGAGGCTGTTGAAGAAATCCGCAAGATTGAAGAAGAAATGCAAATTTACAATGTTTTGCCAAATGAAATTTACATGGGTTAAAGATGGATGGCAACAAATCAATACTTCAATCACTTTCCAAATCAACAGATAACCTCTGAACAACTTTTAGTTGAAGATTTGGTCATTGAAGCCATGAAAATTTATGGCATGGATGTCTATTACCTCCCAAGAACTAGCAGAGATGCTGTAGATTATCTTTACGGCGAGGACACACTAAAACAATACACTAGCGCTTATCCTGTTGAAATGTACCTTGAGAATGTCTCTGGTATGGATGGCGAAGGAGACTTTATTTCTAAATTTGGTTTAGAAATTAGAGATGAAGTTTCTTTGTTAGTTTCACGTTTAAGATTCCGTTATGCTGTTGGCGCTTCTGGTGTAACTAAACCAAGAGAAGGTGATTTAATTTATCTACCTTTGGTTAAAAACTTTTTTGAAATTACTTTTGTTGAACACGAAAATGACCAGGCTATGTTCCATACATTGGGTCGTGGCCGTGGCGGTAATGTTTATGTTTATGCATTGAAACTGAAACAATTTGTATTTTCTGATGAGGTTGTTTCAACCGGAATTGAAGAAATTGATGATGAGATTCGTGATCACTACCGCAGAAGTCGGTTGTCGTTTAGTAGCGGCTCTGGTACATTTGTACAAGATGAAGTTTTATATCAAGGTGATAGTCTTGCAACAGCTACAGCTCAGGCCGTTGTTCATACATGGAACTCCAGTAATACCACAATTGATGTAATTCGTGTTCGTGGTACGTTTGCTAATGCATCTAATACCATTGGCGCAACATCTGGTGCATACTACACAACATCTGGCACAATGGACTTTACGGCTCATGATGACGAATCATATGATGATGTTGTAGATAATAATAGAATTGAAACTGAAGCTGATTCTATCCTTGATTTCTCTGAAACTAATCCATTTGGTGAACCATAATGTTAGGCAACGCACATTTTTATAATAGAACAATTCGCAAAGTCGTTGTAGCTTTTGGTACAATTTTTAACGACATCTATGTTACACGCTATAATAAAGCGGGTACAGTTGCTTATGAGCAATTTAAAGTGCCTTTGTCATATGGTTCAAAAGAAAAGTACATAACAAGACTGTCATCAGATTCAAATTTAGATAAATCTGTTGCAGTTGTTGTGCCGAGAATATCGTTTGAGATGACTAGCTTGACATATGATGCTAGTAGAAAACAATTAACCACTCTGAGAAATTTTTCGGCCAATAGCTCTACAACTTCTATCCAAACACAATATTTGCCAATACCCTATGATTTTGAATTCAGTATGTCAATCTATGTGAGAAACACAGAAGACGGCACACAAATCATAGAACAAATTTTGCCTTTCTTTACACCAGATTTTACTGTTACTGTTAATTTTATTCCTGAAATGGACCAAAAGTATGATTTGCCGATTGTACTTAATTCAGTAACAACAAGTACAGACTATGAAGGTGACATGACAACCACCAGATTGATTACTTGGGACCTTACATTTACGGCCAAAGGTTATATTTGGCCCGCTGTCAAAAATGGTTCTCTCATTAGACAGGCAAATACCACAATTAATATTGAGAATCAAAACAAAGATTCACAAAATGTTACTGTTGACTATGCTAATGGTACAGGATATTTTTCTGTTGGTGAACTAGCAAGGGTTGTAAATAAAAACATTACAGGTACAGTAAGTTATTTTAGTAATAATAGTAATGGCATATTGATTCTTGATAATTTGAATAAATTGTTAGAAGCTGGAGACAAAGTTACTGGAGACAAAACAAATGCTTCATTTACCGTTTCAACCACATCTTCTTCACCACAACAATCAGTAACAATTAGAACAGTACCAGTTCCATCTAATGCCGAAATAGATGACGAATTTGGTTTTGCAGAAACAATTACAGAATGGCCTAATACATGATGAAAAATTTGAACGATAAACTCTCTAAAGCGTTGGACATAGAGCCAATTGTTGTTGAAGAAACTCAAGTTGTAGAAGTCAGAGACACGATTGAGGATGATGCAGAGTTTGCTAGGCAAAATTTGAGAACGCTTATCGAAAAAGGCAATATAGCGGCAGATGAAATTATGCAAGTCGCTAGTGCTTCTGAACATCCAAGGGCATTTGAGGTGGCTGCCACAATGCTTAAAAATTTGGCAGACATGAACAAAGACCTGATGGAAATCCAAAAAAGAAAAAGAGATTTAGCGCCACAGATAACACAACAAAATATTAATGTAGATAAAGCTGTATTTGTTGGTTCAACAGCTGAGTTGTTGAAACAAATCAAGAGCAATAAATAAGTTATGTCTGATGGTTATCTTGGAAATGACCGACTAAAGAGAGTCGGTATTGAAATTTCTTATACTGAAGAACAAGTAAAAGAAATTCTCAAATGTACCGAAGACCCGGTATATTTTATTAGAGAATACGTTAAAATTGTTAACGTAGATATGGGTCTGGTTCCTTTTGAAATGTGGCCGTTTCAAGAGGACATGGTTAATTCTTTTCACAATAATCGTTTTTCAATTTGTAAAATGCCTCGGCAGGTTGGTAAAACAACAACCACCGTGGGTTATATGTTATGGAGTGTTTTATTCCAAGAAGATTACACCATTGGTATTTTGGCCAACAAAGGCGCATTAGCCAGAGAAATTCTAGGCCGCCTGCAAAAAGCCTATGAGTATCTACCAATATGGTTGCAACAAGGTATCATTGTTTGGAACAAAGGTAATATTGAACTAGAGAATGGTTCTAAAATATATGCCTATGCAACATCCGCATCTGGTGTTCGTGGTGGTTCTTACAACTTAATTTTCTTAGATGAATTTGCCTTTGTTCAACACAACATGGCGCAGGATTTCTTTCAGTCAACGTATCCTGTTATTTCATCTGGTCAAACCACAAAAGTTATTATTGTTTCAACGCCAAATGGTTTAAATCTGTTCTACAAAATGTGGACAGATGCTATTGAAGGTCGTTCTACTTACAAACCCGTTGAAGTTCACTGGTCAATGGTGCCAGGTAGAGATGAGAAGTGGAAAAAAGAAACAATTGCCAACACATCTGAAGAACAGTTTAGAGTAGAATTTGAAACTGAATTTATTGGTTCATCGGCAACATTAATTTCAGGTGCAAAATTAAGGTCTTTGGCATTTCATAATCCAATAAGTTCTATTGACGGACTTGATGTTTATGAAGAACCAAAAAAAGGACATTTATACATATGTACAGTAGATTGTGCTGAAGGTGTTGACCAAGACTACTCCACAATCAACGTAATTGATGTTTCGGAGGTACCTTATAGACAAGTAGCCAAATATAGAAACAATAAATTGCCGCTTTTATTCTTTCCAACGATAGTTTATTCTACGGCAATGAAATTTAATGAGGCCTTTGTGTTGATTGAAACTAACAACATTGGCCAACAAGTGGTTGATATTTTACACTATGACTTAGAATATGAAAACGTATACAAAATTGACCATCACCACATCAAGGGACAATCAATCTCTGGTGGATTTAAACGTAGGTCAAATTTTGGTATTCGTACTACAAAGACAGTTAAAAAAATTGGTTGTGCAAACTTAAAAACGCTAGTTGAATCAGATAAACTAATCATTAATGATTTCGATACCATTGCCGAATTAAACACTTTTGCTAGAATCCGTGACACATATGCTGCGGAAGAAGGTAATAATGATGATTTGGTGATGGGCCTGGTTCTTTTTGCATGGTTGACAGCACAAACCTATTTTAAAGATTCTACCAACATAGATGTCCGAAAGATTCTATTAGAAGAACAAGATATGTTGGGTGAAGAAAGTTTGATTCCAGTTGGTATTATTGACAATGGATTAAAGGAAGAAGTCACATTTGATGGAACCGATGTTTGGTCTGAGAAGGGATACTTTTCTTCAACTTTGTAAAAAACTAAATAGAGAATAAAAAAGAAAGACCCAATATAACATAAGGAGAAATCCATGGCATTTCAGCTCTCACCTGGGGTAAATGTATCAGAAATCGACCTGACTACAATAGTCCCCGCAGTCGCCACTTCGATTGGCGCTTTCGCTGGGCCGTTTGCTTGGGGTCCAGTAAATGAAATTGTTACCATTTCCGATGAGGTTCGCCTTGTTGATAGATTTGGTAAACCTGATTCGACTAATTATGAATACTGGTTCTCAGCCGCAAACTTCTTAGCATACGCAAATAATCTAAAAGTTGTTCGTGCAGCCAATACATCAGATGCTCTAAACGCTACGGCCAATGGTACTGGCGTTTTGATTCAAAATGATGACGATTATGCGTCTAACCACACAGCTAACACCGGATATACTTTTGCTGCTAGATATCCTGGCACTCTAGGCAATTCACTAAAAATTTCTATGTGTGACGCCAACTCTTGGAGTGGTTGGTCTTATGCGTCCAACTTCACATCAACACCCGGTACGTCCACATGGGCAAGTAACAGAAATTCCACTTTTGATGAGTTGCACGTTATTGTTATCGACGAAGATGGTAAATTTACAGGTGTTCCTGGAACAATACTAGAAAAATATTCACACGTTTCTAAGGCCAGTGATGCTAAAGACGATAGTGGTAATGCAAACTACTATGTTGATGTGATTACAAGAGGTTCAAAATACATTCATTGGAAAGGCCATGCTGGTGGCGGTACTACAAATTGGGGTACTGCTGCTAATAGTGTAGCTTATGGTAACACTACAGCTAATGTAACCGCTTCACTATCTGGCGGCAGTAATGGTACAGCAGTCGGCAATTCCCAAATTACCACAGCTTATGACTACTATGACAACGCTGAATCAGTTGATATCTCTTTGGTAATCTCTGGTCCTGCTAATCAAACAGTCGCAGACAGCTTGATTTCTATGGCTGATACACGCAAAGATTGTGTTGTTTTCTTGTCGCCTGAGAAAGCTGACGTTGTAAATAATGGTGGTTCTGAAGCAACAGATATTGTTGCTTACCGTGATACTCTGACATCTAGTTCTTATGCTGTA